GGCAACGTGAACTCGTACTTCTCGGGAGGCTTTGCGGCCTCTGTCTTCGCGTCCGCCGTGGCCTTGGCGGCAGCCGCCGCTTCAGCCGCAACAGCGTCAACCGCTGCTGTGTCGGTAGGAGTTTGCACACCTGTTGCTGGCGCTGCCGTGCCAGAACCCAACGCTGGGCCTGCATCAACGCCAGAGGCCGCTGTCTCACCCGCCCCTGCGCCTGTGGCTGCTACGGGGGTGGCTACTGCTGCGGCACTTGTTTCTACTGTCATTTGACGTTTTCCTTGGTCATCTCAAAATACAAGTCGGAACACACAATTTGAACCTGGTTCAACAGCCTGCGGCCTTGATCTTTCGTACCTTCATTGAACGCCATCACAAGGGCGTCCGAACTAAAGGAGGGCCGAAACACTGCGGCTTGCTCAAGGAGTCGCCACACGATGCGACGCCCCCTTTTGTTCGCCATCAACCACTTCAAGTCCTCGTCCTCTGACTTCTTTGCGGCGTCTCGTTGGCCCTTCGCCTTTCGCAAAGTCTCGTTGTCTTCGATGTCGCCCAGTTCGTATTCCATGCGGAAGCGATATTAGACCCACACAACTGGGCTATGTGCACCTACTTGTAGAGCGCAGTGGCCGCAGACTTGCCCGGTGCCTTGATGATTTCGATGTCCCCCAAGCGCAAGGTCACGTCCATGTCGGGGCCTGCTTTCTCGCCAGGTTCTTCCTTCTCACCCGGCTCCTCGACGCTCAGCGACGCGCGCACCACGGTGGCGATCACCTTTAGTTCGATCTTGTCCCCAGGCTTGGGTAGCGTGACGATACCGAGGGCCTCACATTGCGTGTCGCTCAGGTAGATGGTAGGGCTGCGGTCGTACCCCTGCTCCGAAGCCAGTGCCGTTTCGGTGCCGGGGTCTTTGATGTTCATGTCCATGGTGTTTCTTTCTAACGTCGTCGGCGACGAAGCCAATCGAGGCTTTCTGAGATGGCTGATGCCGGGCCTAAAATCAAACACGTATCTTGACCCGTCTCAGTGGCACTAAGTGCACCTGTCACGAGGGTGAGCCCTGTGAATACCGCGCTGTCGTTCGCGGCCTCCGTTGCGGCCACGGTACCCACCGTGAGGGTGATGCCGTTGAAGGACGCCGTGTCTGCTCCTGATTCGATAGCGGCCACCGTGCCGACGACGAACGTGATGCCTGAGAAGGCAGCAACGTCCGCCCCCGTTTCGGTAGTGGACATGTCACCTGCGCTGAGGCTCAACGCGGTGCCTGTGAACGCCGCCGTGTCGGCCCCCGCTTCGGTCACGTTCAAGTCGCCAGCTACCGTCAGAACACCCGAAAACGTAGCCGTGTCCGCTCCTGTTTCCGCAGCAGACAGAACGCCTTGGCTTATCAATATGCCAGTGAAGGCAGCAACGTCCGCTCCTGTTTCAGTAGCGGACAGATTACCTGTGCTACCGGTGCCTACCGAGGTTGAGGTGTTGATTGCAAGCCATTTGAGTTTGGTTTTACGGGCACCACGTGCGCCCAGCGCACGACTGGCCACGGCTTACACCTTGAACTCAAGAACCGACTGGTGTACTTGGATCGAGTTGGCGTTGTTCAGCGACCATGTGGCGAAAACATCGACCAGCAGCGCCGCCGTGCTGTCGAAACCAGTGCCGACAGCGGGCGTGGTGTCTGGCAATATGATGGTGCCGTTGCCGCCTGCGGCCACCAAAGCGGAACCGACCAGCGCACGGCTAGTGAAACGGCCCATTACCAAGGCCGTGGCGGCGGTACCCGTGCCCAGCGCCGTGATGCGAGCGGTGATTTCGGCCTCGAACGAAGCGTTGGCTTGCGCCACAATATTCAGAGGTATCGCACCCAGTGCCGAGACGACGACGTTGCCGAAACGCATATCGAGAGTAAGCGTTCCTGGGGTGGTGACGACGGTGCTTATGCGCCCTCGGATGTAGGCCTTGATGAAAGAGCCAAGTTGGAGTGAGCTGGCCGGAACCACGGCCTTGCCAGACGCGTGCAGGATTGATGTCGCCGTGATCGACGCGGTGAGCGCAGCGCCGTCCGCGTAGGCGCTGGCCAGAACAAGAGGGTTGCTGGGCATCATGTTGATTCCCCTTACGCGTGCGTGATCGTGCCGCTGTTGATCTGGATATTCTGGCCCAACGTGAACACGTTATTGTCCAGGATGATATCGGTGCCTGACGTGCCAACCGTCAGTACGTTGGTCACCACCACCACGTCGGCAGAGGTGGTCAAGCTGGCCTTGGCCGCCGTGCCCGCTGCGGATGCTGTGGTGTTCAGGATGCCAGGTGCCGCACCGTTGGCATCATTCAACGTGAGAACCCCCGCACCGGCCACCGCGCCCGCTGTTGCTGCCAGAGTGAAAGTGGCCAGCAAGGTTGTGCCGTCCGCCGCGTACAGCTTGAGCTTACCGGACGCGCCCAGGTCGGTGACCACGGCGGTCATCCGGGACACTTTGGTTGCGTTGGCGTAGACGACGGACATGGCTTAGATCGTGATCGAGAGTGCCGCGACCTGCGCACGCAGCGCGTCCATGTGCGCGTTCGCTTCGCCGGCAGCTTTCTCCGCTGCCAGTTGCTCCGCACGCACCCTGGACACCGCTGCGTTGGCCTCTTCCAGTTGTGCGGCGATGCTCTGCGCGGTTGACCGGCGCACCTCTTCGAGTTCCTTGGCTTGGGCGTGCACCTGGGTTTGCGTTGTGTCCAGCAAAAGCTGACTGGCTTGCACAGCGTTTTCGTGGATGGCTTGGGCCTCGGCCTTGATCGTGGCCGCGTCCAGGTAAATCTGCGCGGTCTGTGCCTGGACTTCATCCAACTTGGCTCGGGCGGTCACAAGGGCGGCCCCGGTCTCGTCCAGGGTTTGCTGCAAACGCCCTGCTTGCTCGAACGCTTCGGCCAGCACGCCCAAGGCCCCGAAACCGCGAACAAGCGCTTTTGCGCTTTCTGCGGCCTGTAGAAAATCGGTCATGGGTTACGCCTTCAAAAACAAAGATACGGTCAAGCTCGTGAGCCCGCCGCCACCGGACAGCGCAGGTCGCACGTAGCGGCAGGCCTCGGCCACCGGTTTAAGCCCAGCGGTGCCGAAGCTCAAGGTAGCCCCTTGGTAATCGTGCAGTGGGTGGTAGTTGGCCCCGTCGTTGCTGCCTTCCAGCACACACGTGGCCGCGTCAAAAGCCCCCGACACCTGCACGCTCTTGTCGGTGTATTGGCTGAAGTCCAGAGGCGCGAAGGTGTCCCCTGCGACCGCGCCCGGCCAGACCGCCACAAAGGATTTGTGGTTGCCTGTAGGGGTGTTTGTTGCTTTAATTTCACTCATAAAGTTCTCCTAGAGTCCGACCCCTGTGGGGCTCCCGTATCCACTGAATTGGTTCAGCATATCAACGGCCATGTTACTGGTGCCGCCTTGCGTTTGTACACTGCCTGCCTTCTGGGCCGCACTGGCCATCTGTTCGGCCTGGGCCACCTGCTGCGCCTGGGCTTGGGCTTGCTGCCTTTGCTGGCGAATGAGGGCCACTTTGTCGTTGGCAATCAGGATGTCGGGGTCAACACCCAGCATGTCCGAATACTTGTCGGCCCACTCATCTGCGTCCAGCTTGTCCAACACGTCGGGTTTGAACTTGGCCACGATGCCCAAGTTGCTGACGAAACGATCCATGCTGTTGGTGGATACCGCACGCTGAGCCTGAGCCAACACACTCACAAACTCCACGCTCAGCTCCATGCCGTTCAGGTCGTCAGGTGGAGGCGGCACCAAATCGGCGGCGACCATTTGATCGAACACGTATTCGATGTAGGGTGAAAGCAGCTCGTTGTGCTGGCGATCCAACACCGGGCCGAGCATCAGCATCTTTTCTTCATGCCGCTCGGCCACTTCGGTGGCGGTGATGCGGCCCTCATTGGCCTCGCTCAGCATGAGGAACATGTCCACGCTGAAGGCATCGTTGATCTGGTGCCGCACGTCCTGAATGTCGTTCAGCAGATGGCTTAAGTCCAACCGCGTTTCGAAGGCATTTTTGATGCCGTTGCCGTCCGCGCCCATCACGAAGCTAACACCCCCAGGCATCATGTTGATGTCCTGGTCTTTGAAGCCCGCTGGGGCCTGCAAAGGGGGCTTCGTCAGGTAGTCGATGCCCATGGCCTTGCGCATCTGTTGGTGCTGCAACTGCTTCAGGTTGCCCAAAGCCACCATACCAGGGCTTGACCCGTAGACATCAGACCCGTTTTGCACGTCCCAACGTGGGGCTAAGCAAGGGAAGTTTTTGTACCCCGATTCACGCAGGTACATCTCTTCGTTGCTGTTCATCTCGAAGTAGCACGACTTGAACCGCATGTTCAAGCTGTCTTTCTTCGTGGTGTCTCGATCATCGCGCGGCTCAATGATGTGCATGATTGGCACGTACTGGTCGAGCTGCTTGTTGTCGAACATGTTGCGCACGCTCAAGCTACATTTTTTATAGCCGAACTCCCGAACCACCTGGGATACCGTCTTCTGGAACTCGCGGTACAGCGTGTTGACATTGCCTTGCCAGTCGGTGGCCAGGCAGTAGTCCCCCACCGTCAGGTTGTGCGTGTGGATAACGTTCTTGTAGTCTGGTGCCAGGATGCTCGCAGATGTGCCGAACGCGCCCAGTTCGCTGTACTTCGTGTGCAGCGCGCGGTAGGCGTTGGACTTGGCGAAGATTGCCAGCATGGTTCGTGTCACGTCAGTGAGCCACACCTTCACGTCATGATTGTCGTTCAGCTTCGTGTCGGGTGTAGCCAGGCGAAACCATGGCCGGGCCGGGCTGGTCATGCCTCCAAACAGGCCCGCCGACTGGATGCGCAATGCGCGCTCGCCCGTGCCGTCGTAGATGCTGCCGTGCTTTTTACGCCCGTTGTTCGTGTCTTGCACGAAGAACTTGCCCGCGCGGGGGCGCAGGTATGTGCTCAGCTCTTTGTAGTGCGACCACCAGCTTGAGCGTTCGGTCTGGAGCACACCCCATCGGGCCAGGTACTGCTTGCGGGTGTCGAGGGTCATCAGGAGCCCAGGAGGGTTTTCTTACCCAACGTGAGGGTGGATTGGTCAACGCCAGTCGGGCCTGTCAGCGCCGTGTTGCCTTGGGAACCGTAGAGCTTGTTGGCCATGTCAAGGCTATCCATCGCGGGGGCCTTTGGGTTGGCTTTGTTGTACGCCTGGTCGGCTTTGTCTGTTGCGGCTTTGCTCGCGTCCGCTGTGGCTTTCGCTGCGGTTTCAGCGTTGCGCGCGGCCTCTTCCTGCTTGCCTTTGGCAACACCGGCTTGGTCTATGTCGCCGATGGTTTTGGCTACTTGCGCCCCCATGAGAAGCATGGGCAGAACGGCGGGGAGACTCATGGGGTTACCTCAGAAAGTTTCCAGCGGATCATATTCGCCACGTTTGGTCTTTTGTGCACCGTTATCGGTGGTTGGCGGGGGTGCGTGGTCGGGCACCGGCATGGCGAACGTGAGGGCCAGCGCATCGCCGTCATCCGGTGAAGGCAGGTCTCGGGCTTTCATTTGCTTTTTGGACTCCAGCAAAATCTGCTCCGCTGGCGTGAAGCTGTACTCCACGTTAGTCAGGTCGGTGGCCAGCATTTCGTCTGCGTCAATGCAACCAATCGCCAGCCAATCCTTGAGTGTGCCCCACATCTCCGCACGTTTGTTTTTGTACCTACGTGAATCCACCGCGCTGCTACCAAAGTTGACCTCGATAACGTCGTGCTTGAGCAGCCGCAGTTGGTCAACCACACCGCCGCCCACGCCGCCTCCATCAACGAACAGCACGGGGTTGAGCCCCAGCACCCGCAGTTCGGCCATGTGGGCCGACACACGTGCGGCAAGTTGCACTGTGTCCAACCCCCGAAACTTTTTGGCTGCGATTGATCGGGCGTCGCGACCGACCCGCGTGCGGATCACCGAGTTGTCGTCACCGAAACGCGCCACATCCACACCCACGGCGCACGTGCGGCCAACAAAGCGCTCGGGCAGGAGAGGGCGTTGTTGTGCTGCATCTACCTCGTCGCGCCCAATGAACTGCTGCGTTGATGCGGACGGGAATACACCGCGCACGCGCACCTTCACGAAGTCGCTGTCTATGCCGTTGTCGTCAATCCATCCCTGAATCACCTTCTTGTTCGTGATCTGCACCGAGCGTGAGTCGATCTGCCTGTTGTTCCACCGGTGGCGCGACTTACCGAAGCACTCAGCGAACGTGCCTGTATTGCGCGTGGGGTTGCCGAACGCGAACCACATGGGCTCACCGTCAGTCAGGCCGCCCTCGCTCACCTCCCAAATCTTTGGTGGTACGCCCGACGCCTCGTCGAAGATGTAGAACGACGTGGAGTCAACCGCGTGCTGGCCCGCGAAGGCCTCGCTGTTCTCTTCCTGACATGTTTGCGCCACGCAAAACCACGACTCGGGGAACTTCTTGTGTTTCATGTGCATGGCACCCTTGCCTGTGGCCACATCAAACCAGTGGCTGGTGATGCACTTCTTCGTCCACTTGGCGATTTCGGCCCACGTCTTGCTGGACAGTTGGCCGCTGGTGGTGGCTGTCACTGTGCCACGGCTGTTGGGCCTGGTGGACATGATCCAGTCCACTAACCACGCCACCAGAGCGCTCTTACCTATGCCGTGACCCGACGCGATGGCCTCTCGGATGGCGTCTACCGGGTGTACCCCATCGAACGCGTGCTCGCGCACCTGTTGGCCCACGGCATCAAGGATTTCGCACGCCCACTTGTCAGGCCCGTACTTCGAGTCGTAGATGAGGTTCCATGGTGACTGAAGCTCCACAACCTGGAGCGCTTGATCGGTGCTCCATGGGTACGCGTACATCACGAAGCCCAGCGGATCGTCGTAGAACCTGCCCATGTCGAAGGCCAACTCGGCCTCCGCGTCGAAGGTTTGCTTCTTGTCGAACATCAGTTGCCGGTGCGCTTGCGGCCCGCGCGGATGGCGTCCACGATGCTCATCTCACCCTTGATGTTCACGTCGGTGCGATCCGTGTATTTCTCTTTGTCGTGTGCTTTGAGCAGCAAAGCAACCAACCCGTCGCTGTATTCGGTCATTGTCTCGACAGCGTGTTGGCCGTTGGCTTCATAGACCGGGTAGTAAATCGGCTCGCCAGTGTCCAGGTTTCTCTCGACCTGCCCCGTCAAGGGGTCTAGACGGGTCTCAAACCTGCGCGAGAACCTACCTTGGTGCACCAGTGGCTTCTGCACGCCTTGGAACGCCCTACGCTTGGCCTCGTCCTCTAGGGCAGTAACACCGATCTGCGCTGCGGTGTCCCACTCCTGCTTGAACGTGGGGTTGACCTTGGCCTCGCCAAAGGCTTGGCCTCGACTTACGCCAGCGGCTGCGCACGCGTTGCCGATGTTGCAGGTGTTGGCCAAGTTCTCGATGAAGCGCTCGCGCTGTGGCTGGGACATGGGCATGCGCGCATCTTAAGCCCCGCGCACCAGGGCATGTGCACCGGGGTCAGGCCGGGCGCTGTCGCTTCAGGCAGAGGTTTCTCGCGTGCGACTTGCTCACGTCGAACATTTTGGCCAGCTTGCCGTAGCCGTGACCTTCAGCGTGGAGTTGTCGCATTTGCTCAACTTCATGATCCGTGAGCTTTGCGCGGTGGTGATTTTCACCGTAGTTTGGCTCTTTGCGATTTTTCACAGGTTCAGACCCTTGGTTTGTTGAACTTGCAAAATAAAACAAGAATAGACGGACATGCACCATTTTAGGGCGGACAAGGTACAGGGGGTGTCCGGGGGGTGTCCGGGGTGTCCGCTTACACTACTTGCTAAAAATAACATGTTATTTTCCTCAAGTTGGTATTTTGAGGCAACCATCTTCTTCAATAAAAACGTCGTTTTGGATCAATTTATCCAGTGCCCGACGCAGGCTGCGCTTGCGACTTTGGTCGTCAGAATCACCCACTGGCAACCTGCGAAATGCTTCTTCCATCACGGCCACGCGCTCTATGCCACTGCTCTGCACCCGAGCGAAGTCATCGAACACCTGCTTCAGCACCAGTGCGTAAGGCCCGCCGCTCTTGTCCGCCGCTGCGCCCTTGACCGTCTTTGTGACCGCTGCCTCCACCGTAATGCAGGAGTCGTACACCTCACCATCCTCGTCAACCCCCAGGGGCACCTTAACCAACACAAAGCCGTAGTCCTGCCCGCTCTCACCGTCTTTCTGCTTGGTGATCGTCAGGCACCGCGTCACCCCGTTGGTGACCTCCAGCTCCACGTCGGCTGCGGCCTTGAGCCCCGACCATCCCCGAGCCCCTTTGGACTGATCCTTGCCGCTGTGGTGGATCAACAGCACCATCGCCTTGGTGGCGGTGTGGATACCCTTGCAATGGCCCAGGGCCTTGCCCATGTCCTCGCCCGCATTCTCGTTGGCCCCCGGTGTTGACTGCGCCAGGGTGTCCACAATCACCACACCCACCTGACCCCACGCCACCAACGTGGTGGCCAGCTCAAGCGACTCCTTTTTATCCATCAGGTTGGGCGCTCGTTCAATCACCCTAAACCACTCAAAGAACTCGTCCGGGTCAAGCCGATGGTGTTGGACGTAAGCGTCCACCCGATTGCGGAACCCGCCAACGCCCTCAGCAGCCACGTAAACCACGCGCTGGCGGGTTACCTTGTGCCCACGCCAATCGACGCCCTGGGCGACCGCCATGGCCATGTCCAGGGCGATAAACGACTTGCCGCTGCCCGACTCACCGAACAGCACACCAAGTCCGGCCAACGGCAAAACCTTTTTGATGATCCACTTCGGGGGCTTGCGCTGAAGGAAACTTGTGAGCGGACGCAGGTGGAACAAGCCTTTTGCTATAGGTTCAGTAGCTGGCTGGTCTTGACTGGTGCTGTCTACCGTGCTGTCAGACTCCGCTAAAACCTCAAAATCAGCGCTGCTCGCCGCCAGTGTGCTGGCCGGTTGCAAGACGTGGTGCTGCCAAACATAGACCAAGGCC